GTCGCTGGCGGGAGTGGCGGCGAGCGCCGTGTAGGCAATCGAGCCAGCGGGCGGGACCTGCGGCGGCACGATCTGCATCAGTAGATTCCGTAGCTAACTTTGAGCACGCCGGAGGTGCCGCCGGTGCGGAAGCCCCGGAACTGGTTGAGCTCGGTCTTGCCCTCGAGCCTGAGCTGGGCGCCGATCTCCAGCAGGTGGCCCTCGGTCGCCGACGGCACGCCGCCGTCGATGCGGAAGCGTATCTGCCCGGTCTCGAGCGTGCACACGGCGTGGTCGGCCGCGCTGGGCACGCTGGCCAGCGGCGTCGAGGCAGCGGCGACGGTCAGGCTCTCGTAACCGGCGGGGACGTTTGGTCCAGGCATGGGAAACCTCCCCCCTCTGCTTAGCCGATGGTCAGGTAGATCAGGCTCTCTTCGCCGGTGGCGTTGATCCCCAGGGGCTGGCCCAGCGAGGGCCCGTCGGTCTCGGCGGCGGCGGAGGGCGCCACGGCGCCGTCAACCGTCAGCGAGGCCACGACCTGGTCGCCGTAGAGCAGCGTGCCCTCGGTGAGCACGGCACACGGGCCCCGGTCCTGGCACCAGAAGTACTCGTTGGCCGCCACGGCGCAGGGCGCCACGCCGACCACGCGCGCCGTCGGCGGCGAGGGGTGGATGATCACGGCCCGGAACGGGTTGCGGATCAGGGTGTACTCGCTGTTCGTGGTCAGCGCGATCTTGACCGGGCTGTCCTCGTACAGGGTGAGCACCAGCGAGGCCGAGGCGTTGGCCGCCGGGTGGCTCTTGATCCGGTACTTGTAGCCCTCGGTCGTAACGTCGGCGCCCGCGTCGTTGATGTAGACGTAACCGTCGGCGTACTCGTCTGCCACCACGGCGGTGGCGCCGAGGGTGACCGTGATCGTGCCGTTACCGGCGGGGGTGGCGGCCGCCACGGCCTGGTTGAGGTGGTTGGCGGTGGGCACCACGGACTGCACGACGCGGCCCGCCGCCAGGGCGACGGCGCCGTTGAGCGCGAAGCGGTAGCGGGCGCCGTCGGGCGACTCCATGATCGTGCCCAGCTTGGCCACCTTGGACGTGTAAGTGCGGTAAACCTCGGCGCTGAACTGCGTGGCCATCTGACGCTCCTACTCTCTGTCCCGGCGCGTGCGCGCCCTTGCAGGCTTACCGGGATACGACACCAGGCCCCTGTCCTTGGGTTTGCCCGGGTCGCCCCTGATCTCGATGGTGTCTTGCGTGGCCTGGATACCCGCATCGCGGGCGCCGTTGAGCGCCGCCTTCTCGGCCTCGGCATAGCGCAGGCCGGGGTCCGGTACGACGGTCTCGACGATGCCTCCCGCCTGGGGGCGGCGCACCTGGGCCACGCGCACCGGCGCGCGGCTGCGGCTGAAGAAGTAGGGCATGTCCATGGTCAGGCCCCCACCTCGAGCTCGGTCTCCAGGGCCGGGGCCGTGTCCTCGGGGCTGATGAAGCCCCGGCTGAGCACCTCGGCCAGGGTGATCTTGGCCGCGTCCGGCGCCAGCAGCTCGACCATGTCGCGCATGTCCTTGGGCTCGAAGCGCACGGCCGTGCGCCCGCGCTTGGGCCCGTGGTCGCGCAGCAGGCGCAGGGCCAGGCCGGTCTCGACGTCGTACTCCTTGCCCGCCTCGAAGACCTGCACCGGCCCGCCGTGGTAGGCCTTGGGGTCGAGGTCGAGGTCCTTGGCCTGCTTGGCCGGGATGCGCGGCATCGTGCCGTACGAGTAGTTGAGCTTGCAGATCAGGATCATGTCGCGGGCTCCGTCTGCCTGGCGTCCAGCTGGGCCTGCAGGTCGGAGCGCAGCTCGGCCACGGTCATGGATGCGGTCACCGTGAGGCCGTTGTCGGCCGCGAAGGCCTCGAGCTGGGCCCGGGTCATGCCGCTGAGGTCCGGCGCCTCCGGCGGCGGCCCGCCCGGCAGGTTGGAGGGCATCTCCGGCTCCTCGACCTCCGGCGGCGGGTTGCCGGTGACCTCGGCGTCCGGCGCCGCGATCTCGAACCTGGCCGAGCTGTTGCGGCGCGTGATGTCCGAGTTGACCGGGCCGAAGTCCTTGAGCAGGCGCGTGGCCAGCGTGTCGTCGAGCTCGTAGACCAGGCCGGGCTCGAACTCGGTGTCCTGGTATCTGTGCGGTGAGAGGCAAAGAAGCTTCATCGTGGTTTCCCTTTACGCGTCGTCGACGGTGATCTGTGCGCCCCAGTGGTTCACGGGACCGACGCCGACGCCGTAGTCCGCGTCGGCGCGGATGATCACGCCGATCCACTCGGACTCCTTGAAGGTGTCCTGCTCCCAGTCCTGGCTGGAGACGTACCAGAGCGCCTTCTCGGCGAAGAGGCCCGCCAGGGTGTCCCCGGCGCCGTTGACGAAGCTGCCCTGCAGGTAGCCGTCCCAGAAGATGCCGACGCCGCCGAGCAGGTCTCCGCCCGGGATCGCGTACTGCCGCATGATGTTGGCTGAGGGCCCCTCGGGAATCCACGGGTTGGCGTTGGCCACCGCGCCCTGGGCGCCGAGGTTGGTCAGCAGGTCCTCATAGGCGATGGGGCTCATGACCGCCGAGCGCTTCTGGCCCGTGGGCGGCCCGCCGTTGGGCACCGTGGTGCCGATCACCTTGCGGTTAGCGGTACGCAGGGCCGCGAACACCATGTCGACGTTGGTCGTGCCCGTGTCGTTGTCCGTGTGAAAGTTCGTGAACTGGGAGAGCAGCAGCTCGTCCACGTTCTGCCCCTCGGCCCGGCCGATCTCGTCGCCGATCAGCGAGATCAGCTGCTCCTGGGAGAAGCGCTCGGCTCGCTTGCTGACCTTGAAACGGATCGCCTTGATGCCGGGGGTGATCGAGATGCTCGAGATCGTGAAGGTGTCGGAGAAGACGACCTCGTCGCCTTCGGTCATGTTCTGCACGGTGGCCTGGCTGGTCACGTAGGGCAGGTCGGCCTGGGTCTTGCCCTTGCCGATGGTCTGCTTGGAGACCAGGTTGATCATCGGCGCCTTCTGCGGCATGAGCGCCTGCGCCCGCAGGATCATGCTCTGGCCGGTGGCCGAAATGTTGGAAAAGAGGGTGTCAGGCACTTAAGTTCTCCCGCGTCACGAGGCCACGCCCAGCAGCTTGTTCTGCTGTTCGAGGTACTCGGCGTCAGTCAACTGCCCCGCTAATTTGGCCGTGTTGAGCTGCTCGAGGTTGCGGAAACGAGCACCGGTCGCTGTAGCAGCGACGCCCCTCGGTGCGCCCCTGGGCATGGTCTCGGCCTCCTTGAGCACCGCTTCGCGCAGCGCCTTGGCCAGGTCCTCCATGCTGTCGGCTTTGCTTACCGCCTCGACAAACCCAGGCTTGGCCTCGTCGCTCAGCGCAGCTGCGCCTGCCTCGACGAAGCTCACCAGCGCGTCGGCCCGCCCCGAGGCCTGCTGGCGCTTTGCGAACTCGGTGACCCACTGGGCCCCGTCCTTGCCCCGCACGGCGTTGCTGAAGTCGTCGCCCTCGTCGGCGGGGAGGTTGGCGTAGAACGCCTGTGAGACCTCGGTGAGGGTGCCCGAGACCGACGACACGGAGTCGCTGAGCTCGAGCTTGGCAGCGCGGTCGGCCTTGAGGCCGTACTCCTCGAACAGGTCGAGGATCGGCTTGCGGGCGGCGGGCGGGATGTAGGTGTTGAGCGCGTCCGCCAGGTCGTCCATGAGGTCGCGAGCCTTGACCGGCGCGCTGCGCCGGAACTCGCGCAGGTCCTGCTGCGCCGTCTCGAGGTTGCGCTGCCGCTCCGCCTCGCGCGCTTCGGCCGCGATCTTGTCGCGGACCTGCTGCTCGGTCGGTGCAGGCGGCGGCGGCGGGGTCTGCGGGGCCGCAGCCGCGCTCGCCGCTGCCTGGGGCGAACCGTCGGCTGGAGAGCCCTCTGCTCCGGTCTGTACCGCTGTCTGACTGTCAGACGCGTTGCCGTCTGTACCACCCGCGAGGGCGGCCTGGGTGTCGGCTTCGCTTTGCACGGCCTGGGTATCCGAAACGTCTGAGGGTGGCACCACCGATGATTCAGCCATGGCGGCAGGGTCGGCCACCGGCGCCGGGTTGCCTATCATCCCACCCCCCTACCCCCCTACCCCCC